GATGTGACTGTGGCTATCGCCGGAACGTTCACCGTTGGCATAGGTGGGAATTTTCCTTTGTGGTCTGACGGGAGCACAGGGTTTCATGATGCTGCATACGATTTAGACAGTGACATCTTTTGGATTATGCCAGGTGGATTTTCAGACGATGTGGAGATAAGTGCAGATAGCGTTGTCATGCGGGGTTATGGTAGATGTAGTCATGTCACAGGTGCAGGTGAAATAACTGGTGGGGATGGCTATATAGGGTGTGTATTATTTAGCGAGGGTTTCACCGATACAGGGGGAACATCAACATATCACCCGATATGTTCAAAAGGAAAATCAAGAATGGGAATGAGTTTAAGGTAAGGAGATATAAAAACATGAGAGCATATTTAACCGGCGGTGCGGGCCCTGTGGTATTAAGTCAGGATAAGCCTATAAAAATCAGGTCTATCTTAATTGACCGAGAAAATAACGATACCGTAGAGCTGAAAATTGTTGATTCTTCTGGTGATGTAACGCCTGTCGGCGGTTTTCAATGGTCTTTTATTGGGCTTAATGAACCATGTTATCCAACTGTTACAGCGACTTTAACGGCACCGGATACGGTAACGGCAGTGATTTATTACGATGAAGGTCGCATTGTATATGATTAAGCGGTTATTTTTATATGCTTTTCTTTTGTTTTTGCCAACTATTATATGGGCGAGTTCTATTGTTTCCATTCCTATTGTATGGGACCATGATGCGCCTGAGACAGTAAGTTGGTATAATATTTATGTATCAGAAACACAGGGGTTTTATCCTGATACTCCATATGGCAGAGTTACAAGGATTCCGACTAATGCAAGCCCATTTTATTTACGGTTTAACGTGGATACAAAAACGCTTTATTTGAGAGTTAAGGCAGAAAATCAATACGGGGAGTCTGATTGGTCGAACGAAATCAAAATAGAAATGAGTTTCATTGTAACATATTTAGAGTGAACATTCACCTTGGATATGTGAATAGCCCTTGGTGGCATGGGGCGTGGAGGAGGCCGTTAAATTAAATGGCATTAGTAAAGGGAACAAACTGGGGTTTTTGTGCGGCTTCTCCATCTGCTGACCCGACAGGTAGTGGCACAAGTAATATAGATGGTTATTCAAGAGCCCAAGAAGATGAATCTCCCGCTACGGCTGCAAAAGTCACAGAAATTGGTTGGTGGTGTAATGGTGCATCCGAAGAAGCAGGTTATGAAGTTGGTATTTATGCAGATGACGATGCAAATAGTGAGCCAGGTACATTAGTTGGCAAAAGCACTGGTCATACAAAGGCCGCAGATGCAACCGGCTGGCAAAAGGTAACGGGATTAGATATAACCATAAGCCCTTCAACTAAATATTGGATTACCGTCCAAGTTGACAACACGGCTACGGCTACAGTTACAGACAGAGAGTACAGTGGGGGAGCAGGAAAAGGCCTATATCCGTCTACAGAATTGCCTGATCCAGATTGGGGGGTATCCGATACAACTACTGACGACCCAATGGCATTTTATGCTGTATGGGAGGCGGCAGGGTCAACCAGTGCTTCAATTTCACCAAGCCCAAGTGCGTCTGTCTCTCCTTCTGCATCTGAATCTGCCTCTGTATCACCCTCGGCAAGCGAGTCACCATCAGTCAGTCCCAGCGCATCGGAAAGCCCCTCTGTGTCCCCTTCTGCCTCTGAGTCACCCTCGGTCAGTCCATCGGCTTCGTTAAGTCCATCGGCTTCTGTATCCCCAAGTATTAGTCCATCAGCTTCAGAATCCCCCTCAATCAGTCCGAGCTCCAGCGAATCACCAAGTGCTTCAGCTTCCGTGTCACCAAGCATTTCACCCAGCGCATCTGAATCGCCATCTATTAGCCCTTCGGCGAGTGAATCACCGTCTGTGTCTCCATCTGCTTCTGAGAGTCCAAGCGTTTCACCATCAGCCAGCGAATCACCCAGCGTAAGTCCATCAGCTTCACTTTCACCTTCGGCTTCTGTGTCGCCATCGGTCAGTCCGAGTGCATCTGAAAGCCCAAGTATATCTCCCTCGGCAAGCGAGTCACCATCAATATCACCTTCGTCAAGCGAGTCACCCTCACCAAGTGCAGGGTCAGAATCGGCTTCTATTAGCCCCTCTATTTCTCCAAGTGCAAGTGAGTCACCGAGTATCAGTCCATCGGCTTCTCTTTCACCATCTGCCTCAGAATCACCATCGGTTTCTCCATCGGCATCGGAATCTCCATCAGTTAGCCCATCAGCGAGTGAGTCACCGAGTATAAGCCCGTCTGCTTCTGAAAGTCCGAGTGTAAGCCCAAGCGCATCCGAGTCTCCATCAATATCACCATCCGCTTCACAAAGTCCGAGTTCAAGTTTAAGCCCGTCTGCTTCTCTTTCCCCTTCGTCCTCTGTCAGTCCATCGGCAGGATATATATATGTTCCTGAAATATTATTAGGTGTTTATAGAATGAAGAGGATACCAGCATGACACTATTGAGTGTAGTTATACCAGCACGAAACGAGCCTTATTTGCAAAAAACAATAGACGATATTTTTGATAAGGCTGAGGAAGACCTGGAAATTATCACAATCTTAGACGGATATTGGCCTGATCCCCCATTAAAAGAGGATAAGCGTGTTAAGGTCATTCATTGGACGGAATCACGGGGGATGCGTAAAGCGATCAATGCCGGTGCCAAAATAGCGCAAGGCAAATACCTGATGAAGTGTGACGCCCACTGTTGCTTTGACCAGGGCTTTGACAAAAAACTTAAAGCAGATTGCGAATATGATTGGACGGTCGTACCCAGGCGGTATGATCTTAGAAGAAAGACTTGGGAGAGGGGAGATAAAATATACGATTTTCAGTATATCACGAATCCGAAAGACAAACGCTATCCCATGAAAGGTGCCAACTGGCCGGAGTACGCAGAACGGGTAAAAGGTCAGGAAATATGCGATTTAATGACTTCCCAGGGGTCATGCTGGTTTATGCACTGGCAACGGTTCTGGGACTTGGGCGGTCTTGATGATATAAACTACGGCACAATGGGCCGGGAAGCACAGGAAACATGCTTGAAAGCGTGGCTTTCTGGGGGACGTTATGTATTAAATCGGAAGACATGGTATGCACATTGGAAGAAAAACGCCGGGAAACATCACCCTTGGAGAGCAACATATCCAAAGCCGGTAGGAGACCGTGAAAAATCAAGAGATTATGTCATTGAATGTTTTACAAAAAATAAATGGCCGTTGCAGAAAAGAAAGTTTGAGTGGATAATTGAGCATTTTAAGCCCGTACCCACATGGCATAGGAGAGAGAGCTTGGAACCTATACGATACATACAAGAAACATGGAAGTTAGGAAATGCACAAGACCTACCTATTAACCTAAGAGGCATCAATCGTGTGGATATGTATAGACTGTTCAAGCGATTCGGATACAAACGAGGGGCGGAAATAGGCGTATGGGCGGGAAGAAACGCCCAGGATATCGTACATGAAATACCAGGGGTCAGACTATTTCTTATTGACCAGTACAAAGACTACTATGGCGCTCGTAAACCGAGGGGAAATAGCAGACACAAGAAAGCCGAGCATGAAGCACATAAGAGAATGAAGGGCCATAATGTAAAATTCTTTAAAATGAAAAGTGAGAAAGCCATCACTCATTTTAAGGATGGCACACTGGACTTTGTGTATATTGATGCTAATCATACCTATGACTATGTTATGCTCGATATCCTTCTATGGTCGAGAAAAGTCAGGGTGGGGGGCGTAATTAGCGGACATGATTATTACAATGCTGACAAATCAAGAATTGGGGTAAAAAGTGCGGTAGACGATTACACTCGATATCACAAGATAAATCCTTGGTATATTACGGATATGGAAAAAGAAAGGGAACGCAAAAAGAAGAATGCGAGACGGTCTTGGTTTTGGGTTAAACAATAGAAAGGAGATATTATGTCGAAGTTAAAAGATTTTGAGGTTTTTGTATGTCCTAAGTGTGATGGGGAAAAGAAAGATTTTAATATTCCTACTCCGAGTCTTTCCTCAGATGGTGTACCTTATTATACAGATTGTGTATTATGTGAAGGAAAAGGGTATATTGTAATTGATATAACCCGGTATTGGGGCAAAGAATGACAGATCTATCGGTGATAATCCCCGGCAGAAACGAGATGTTTTTTAAAAACACGATAGACAATGTGTTGGAAAACATCGAAGGGGATACTGAAATCATTGGAATGTGTGACGGTAGTTGGCCTGATCCGCCTATCCCTGATAATCCAAGGGTCACGCTTGTTCACCATACAAAACCCACCGGGCAAAGGGCGTCAACCAATGAGGGGGTTGGGTTATCGCAAGCTAAATATATCATGAAGCTGGACGCTCATTGTGCCGTTGATAAAGGGTTTGACGTGAAGCTCATGGCAAATTGTGAGTATGATTGGACTGTTATCCCCCGTATGTATAACCTTCATGCCTTTAATTGGGTGTGCAAGAAGTGTGGACATGAAACCTATCAGGGGCCGACACCCACCACCTGTGAAAAGTGTGATAACGCCACAGAGTTTGAGCGCAAGATACTCTGGAAACCCCGAAGAGACAAGAGAACCGATTATATGTGGTTCGATAAAAACCTTCATGTTGCTTATTTTGACAAGAATTACCTCAAGGATTATGGATCCGACTTTGACGCTCTAAAGCAGAAGTATGACCACCGGCGCCGGGATTGGGCAAAGGAAGATATAACAGATGTGATGTGTGGGGTTGGGGCGTGTTTTTTTATGCACCGTGAGCGATATTGGGATCTTGGCGGGATGGATGAAGATCACGGGTCATGGGGCCAGATGGCAGTAGAAGTAGCTTGTAAGGCATGGCTATCGGGAGGCCGCCAGGTGGTCAATAAAAAGACTTGGTTTGCCCATATGTTTAGAACCCAGGGGGGAGACTTTAGCTTTCCATTTTCCATATCATCCGGGGATATTAAAACTGCCAGAAAGCGGTCCCGGAACCTATGGCTCGGCAACACATGGCCTAAAGCAGAGCGAAAGTTTGAATGGATTATAGAGCATTTTGCACCCTTACCTGGCTGGGGGACTAAATTAAAAAAGAGTGAGAGCAAGGCTACAAAGGGAATTGTCTACTATACCGATAATCATCTTGAAGAGCGCATTGCCAAAATATGCAGACAACAAATAACCAAATCTGTGAATGGCTATCCGATCGTGTCAGTCAGTCATTACCCAATAAATTTTGGGGAGAATATTGTAGTTGATTGGGAGCGTGGAATTAAGTCTTTATTCAAGCAAATCCTGTTGGGGTTGGAAAACATCAATGCTGATATTGTTTTTCTGTGTGAGCATGATGTTATTTACCACCCAAGCCATTTTGAATTTACACCAAAACGCAAAGACAGGTTCTATTATAACCAGAACCGTTGGCAGGTGGATGCAAAGACAGGTCAAGCCCTTACGAGAAAAACGCGGTGTACCTCGTTAGTATGCGCCTATAAGGATTTATTGTTAGACCATTTTACAAACATGGTTAAACTGGTAGAGGATGGTAAATATAGACGTAAGCATCATGGTTTTGCTCCTGGCACTCATAAGATTAAACAATTTAAAGTTGCCGGTGTTAAAGATTATAAATCAGAACATCCATGTATTGATATACGGCATGAATTTAACTATACCCCAAACCGATTCAAGAAAGAGGATTATTCCAAACACTCAAGAGACGGTTGGCAGGAATCGGATAATGTGCCGTTTTGGGGGAAAACAAAAGGACGGTTTAACCAGTTCATCAGGGAGATCCTATGACAAACTCATTCAGCCCGAAGGCAAGCGGTATCTTATCTATTATTTTCAGTATTTTACTGGCTCTACTGACTATTGTTGTAGGATGGCAGTTGACCGTAATATCGGAACAAAACCGCAGGATCGAAGTGCAAAACGAAAAGCTATCCGAACTACCTGAAAAATACGTGAGATTAGAGAGGTATGGCTGTGATATGACTGCGTTACGGTTGTCTATAAGCACGTTGCAGACAAATTTGAAAGACGACTTCAAGGAAATTAACCGTAAATTGGATGGAGCACTCCACTTATACAACAAAGATTCAACGGGGCAAGAAGAGTATTGACAAATGGATATATAATATGGTAGTATAAGGCCCAAAATCTATTTGTATTTGGTGAAACCCCAAATATCATACCCTCTTATCACTTCTCGTTTGGCGTGCTTGCCATTTACAACATAATCTATCAATCGGTATAATCCAATGGACTGACATCCTTTGCCCTGTGAGCGGGGTCCGATATTTTATTAAAAGGAATAAGAAAATGAAACGTTTTTTATTTATAATATCAGCAATATTGGTATTTTTTACCCCGCTCGCCGCCTATTCCTTTGACGCAGAACCTACCGAAATTGACATTACCCAGGGGAGCATAGCAGATCAACACGTCCAAATAACTACCATCGGTACAGCAATCGGGTCTGTTTACTGTGAAGGCTCAAGCCTTTCATCTTTCTGTAAACAAAAAACAAGTTTTATACTGCAAGGGTCTGGTTTTGTAATCGGGGATTATGTGATTACCGCCGCTCATGTTGTTGATCCGGATGACGTTACTGCTGTCAGCAAGGGTGGAGGGGCAATATCTACTTCTCCTCTGCAAGTATTGAGCAGAACAATTGTTGTTAATGACGACATTGGAGTTAAAAATCAGTTTGATGGTGGCACACCCGCAGAAATCTATTACATAAGCAAAGTATTTGATTTAGCAATACTCAAACTGAGTCACACATCTGATGTTGAACCTATCCCGTATGAAATAGGCTATACTTATGAAATGAATTTTTATGGTCAACCTTATGAAGGTCTGTTTATAGGTATGCCCGTGGCCTCTATCGTTAGGGTGAGAAACGAAGATGATTCAATTACCGAAGATTTTGAGGTCAGAACCGGAAAGATTATTTCAACCCATGTTGCGGGGGATGTCCAATTATCCAGTTTACAGGGCTTTGGCCCGTTAGATTTTACAATGGATATGGACGTTATCGGTGGGGATTCGGGGTCTGCTGTTTTTGGTTTTGTTGAGGGTGTTCCTGTGGTTATTGGGGTTTTGCGGGCGGGTAGGAGACTTGCGTGGGGTTTTACTCACCCAGGTTTATCTTATGCTGCAAGAATAGATGGTTTGCGCCAAATTTTGAACTTGTATGATAGCCCCCCAGTAATTGAACCCCCCAAAGTAGAGGAAAAACCGCAAGATGTTGAGTTACCCGAAGGTGTGAGTGAACTAAATCTTAACGATGACCTGAGAGATTATTTTTGAAGATGACCAATCAAGCCCAAAATGAGCTCGAAGAACTCAATCATGAGCTTCGTAACGCTTGCCTTGCGATAGAAGCGTTGTTAAAGCGTATGTCCTGCGCCTGCAAAAAGTACGAGAAGGAGCTACTATCAGATGCCGAACGTATGGATTAAACAGGGTGTATTAGGGTGTTTGTCTCCCGATATGAGAAGAGTCAAGGGGCGATTGGTAGCCTTATACTTCGGTCTGGGAAAAGATTTTTATATAACATCCCTCTGTGAGGGCAACCATTGTTCAAATAGCTGCCATTATGAGCATAATGCTATCGACTTCAAGCGCCAGGATGTGCCTAAATATAAGATTGAATTAGCTGCGGGTAGTTTTTGTGACGTCGTGGAATATGATGACGACAGAGATATATTTCATGTTGAGTACGATCCTAAGTGATAATGACAAAACCACGCAATTGAGTGGTTTAGCCACGCAACCTGTTTACTATTTATGAACATGTCGCTGTCGTAAACATGACGCCAAAACGTGTCGTTAACCTACAAGAGCGAGAGGTGTGAAAAAATCAAAGCGGATTGTTGTTATATCAGATTTACATTGTGGACATCGAATTGGACTAACACCACCTGATTATGCCCCAAGAAATAAAACCAAATGGAGTAAGGCACAAAGGGCCTTGTGGCGAGAATATAACCGTATGGTCAAAGAGCATAGCCCGGTAGATGTGTTGTTTGTATTGGGTGATTGTATTGACGGTAGGGGTGAAAAGTCAGGTAGCACAGAATTAATTACAACAGACAGACAAATTCAGTGCCAGATGGCGGCTGACTGTATTAACATGTGGAATGCGCCCAAAATTGCAATGGTTTTTGGCACAGCTTATCACGCAGGCCAGCGGGAAGATTGGGAAAGTATAGTCGCTGAAATGGTGCAGGCTGATAAAATTGGCGGTCAAGAGTGGGTTGATGTTAATGGAATTTGTTTTGATCTTAAACATTTTACGTCTATGTCCCAAATTCCACATGGGTTTGGCACCAGTTTAGCGCGGGATACATGGCTATGGAACACAATCTGGCAAATCAGAAAGGAACAACCAAAGGTTGATGTGTTTCTACGGGGCCACGTTCATAATTTTGGATATATCGGAAATGATAGTTTTTTAGCCGTGACTTGTCCGGCTCTTCAGGGATTGGGGTCAAAGTTCGGCGCGAGGATCCCCTCAAGGCGAGTCGATTTTGGGATAATGTGGTTTGACACTCCAGGAAAACACGGGGGACTTTTTGATTGGGATTGGGATATTGTAACGGTCAAGGAACAACGACCAAAAGTGCTGTCATTTTAGTACCATCTGTTAATTCTGAAGAAACGAGATGGTGTTGGAAGTGCAAGCAGTTTAAGCCTATATCAGAGTTTTACAGAAATGTCCATAGATATGATCACATACAAGACATTTGTAAGGTATGCGATAATAAATGTAGAGCTAAAAGATTTCGGAGGGCTAAGATCAAAAATAAACCCGACTATTTCGAACCAACATTCCGAAATATCCAGGATAAAACGTAAATGAGAATTCAAATCCTAAAAATAGAAGAAAAATGCTATGAAATTTGTGATTTCTGTGTTTTTTACCGATTCAATCCAGGGATATTGGGCGAGTATATAAACAAGGGATGTTGTATGAAACATTACTTACCCGAAGATCCGGACTATGGATGTGAGTATTTTGTATGTCGTATTTGCAAAAATCAGGACATAAATCGGACATGAAGATTGAAATCGTGTGTGTTGAGAAAAAGGATTTTGAAGAAGTCCATATCATGCACATTTATCCCCCGCATAATAGGCGTGAGGAAAACATATACCGCCGTTATGGACCGGACCACTGGACACATTACCTCGGCACGCACCATCAATTCTTACGATATGCAGAACCGGAATTTTTAGAGACCAAATACCAGGACTACATGAGAAAGCATGCCAGCAAACCAAAAGCTGTTAATAAATGAGGCTCAATTTGCAATCCGGTCGAAGGAAAGCGAGATTAATCGGTTGACAGACGAGATATATTATCTTAAATTATGGGTATTTAGACATACCAGGATGCAGAAAATCAAAGGACAACGGGCAAGCACAAAATCAAGGATGAAAAACAAGTATAAATCGAAGCTAAAGGCCGCCATGAGCGGGATCAGGGAGGTATAAAATGAAGTATAGAAAAAACGTATGGGCGGTATGTGTTGTTTTAATGATGATAGCGGCGTGTACCTACAACGTAGGGTTAGTCAAATCAACGTATAAAATGTTGAGCGCATCCCAAATCAGCTATGACACGGCACTCAAGACCGCTGCGGATCTGTATCACCATGGCAGGTTGACCGAAGCACAAAAGGTTAAGGTGCTTGAAATCGGTGAAGTTTACTACCATGCTCATAATGCCGCCGTGGAGGCCCTGGCGCGGTACGAGGAAACAAAAGATTTAGCGGAACAAGAGCTTTTAACAGCTCAGATCGAAATAGCGGCTGACGCCCTATCAAGGCTCTTAGCGTTAATCCGTCCTTATTTGGAGGTAGAATAATGGGAAAGTCAAAGGATAACAAATCATTGGAATTTGCGTCTATATCGCTTATGCTGATCGAACTTATCATAAAATACGGGCCATCCGTGGCGGTTAGCATTATCAAAGCTCTGGAACCGACTGACATTACGCCTGAGAAAATCAGGGCGTTACTGGTCAAAAAACCCGAAACCTATTTTGATGGGATAAACGAATAATGGAAGAAAACTGGCTATCAAAACTGATATCGGCAAATGCGGGACCCCTGATTTTCCTTGGGATTGCGGGAACCCTGGCTTATGTGATACCGGAGGCTGCGGATAAAACTAAGGCTTTGTTCATGGTGATTGGTGCGGCATTGACCCGTGTTAAGCTGCCGGCTGTAAAATAAGAAAAAGGGGCAGCTATCAAGGAATTCTTGACGACTGCCCCTTACCTGAAATGCAATCACCTATGGTTAGCCTTCCTTATTCTCACCTCCTTCTTTTCTCAGTCTACGGTTGACCATTCTCGTCAATCGAAAGTTTTGTTTTCCCCTTGCAGCCTCCCATGCAGCCTCCCATGCAGCCTCACTTGCAGCCGCCCTTGCAGCCTCACTTGCAGCCGCCCTTGCAGCCCCCCATGCAGCCTCACTTGCAGCCGCCCTCAAACTTTCATCGCCTGTCTTCATATATTTAACTACAACACCCGGTGCATTCCACAAATGTATGATATCTAATGCACATAGACGGGCGAACTTCCGCAAAACGTCCGAAATATTTATTCCACCATCAAGATAAGTCCGATGAGAGCAGGCGTATTTATCAACAGGTTTCCCATGCGGAATTATAACCCCTGATCCTTCAACTTTATATACAACAGGGCCAGGGGCATATTGCAGAGCGTCTAAGATTCTGGGCGATAGATGAAGACCATATTGGCACGGGATAATCTCCCCCTCGACCTTATGGGTAATGCCCAACTTGATTTTACGGCCATCATTGTTCAACAGCTTACGTTCTGTGGTTGTGAACCACCAGCCTTTAACTGTTTTCATATCATACCCCTTGCAATTCATTTAAATATGGGCTAACACGACTATACGCCCTATCCAAAATCGTAAAAAAATCGTTTATTTGGGCGATGGTGTCCTTAGCCTCGGTGTTTTGTGGGTCTGCCTCGTGTATAATATCTTCCAGAATAAGCATCGCATCATTAAATTTTTCTTCTGCTAAAACTGCTTTTTCGGCTATTATAAAGACCTTTATTTGTTTCGGTGTCATTTTTTAATCCTCCTTTCTTTAACGTAAATCAATCTAATAGCTCCTATCCTCATATCCAACTTCAAATGACTCATCCCGTAAAGGTCCGTCAAGGAAGGTTATTTTCATTTTGTCATCATGCCACTTGGCACTATAAATTTTGGCATGAAGCACATGTTCAGAAGGCTTATTCTTTAATTCTTCCAAAAACAACTCAAATTCTTTTAAGTCCATCATTTTCCCTCCTTTCTAAAAAGCCCCCATTTTTGCCAAGGCGGGGCAGGGGGCGGGGCCGCTCAACAAAGGAGGTTAGAGTTTACCACTGAAAAACCTCTTGGCGAATCCTTCTTTTTGTGAGTTCACAATATTCAGTATTGAGCTCAATACCTGTGCCATACCTGCCGAGCTTTTTTGCCACATACAACACGGTCCCTGAACCTGAAAATGGGTCAAGGACGGTATCACCTATGGCGCTACCCGCCTTCACACATGGCTCGACTAATTTTATTGGGAACGTTGCGAAATGACATTCAGAATACGGTTGGGTTGCGATTGTCCAGACGGTGCGGATGTTACGGCCATTTGTGATTGTGTCTTTATCCGCAAACCCACCTTTTTGATTATTACCTGTATGTGTTTTATCAAAACCCTTATATCCTGAAGCCTTTCTGATATATGTTGGACCGTCTTCCTTCACCGCCTCCTGATCCCAAAAATACTTAGCAGATTTGCTCATTAAAAATACGTACTCGTGAGACTTAGTGGGGCGGTCTGTTACGCTCTCAGGCATTGGGTTAGGCTTTGCCCAAATTATATCCGAACGTAACCACCAGCCATCTGCTTGCAGGGCTAACGCCACGCGCCAGGGAATGCCACAGAGGTCTTTGGGTTTGAGGCCAATATCTGATGGTTTGTGGTATATTTTATTTTTATTTTCTCCATGTCCTAATTGTCTATCCCACCGCCTTTTGTAGTTTCCGTCTCCTATTTTACCTGTTGCGTGTTCCCCTCTGTTTCCAAGTGGGCTTGTCGCATAACTATCCCCCAAATTCAACCAGCAAGTGCCATCCTTTCGCAGCACCCGCTGAACCTCACGGAACACCTGCACTATATGGTCAATGTAAAGTTCCGGGGTTGGTTCAAGGCCGAGGGAGCCTTTCCATGCGCCACAGTGGGTGCAGAAGGAACCTTGGTGGATTGTTTTTCCTGATTGAATGCCTTCAAGATTTCGCCCTTCAAATATTCCTTTGGCTTGAGTAGGCTTACCACACTTTTCTAAAATACTTTCCTCCCCCCACTCATGCTCACAATCAGGCTCACCGTCCCAAATTGTCGGCGGTAGACCATAATCCCTCAACCCCCAATAAGGCGGAGATGTTACAACACATTGGACGCTCTCACTCTCCATGCTATTGAGCACATCAAGCACATGACCTTGGAATAGGGTGCATGAATTATCTTGGTAGTAAGGATCCATCTAAATCACAATCCCCATGTCGTCGATCTTATTGCTGATACCTCTTTTGATGGGGCCAAAATCGGTCTCCGGAACTTGGTCAGCGGTCTTGTATCCAAATGCCGTTAAAACCTCTTGCGTAACGTCAATGTCTGCTGCCTCGTTAGCCTCCTGGCAGTATTTTACAAACGCCTGCCTTCGCTCGTCTTGTTCATGCTGACCGACGCTCACGGGGGGCTCGTCAGGTGGCTTGTTCTCTGCGATAAACTGCTCAACTTTGGCCTTTTTCGCATAATATTTATCCCGTTTGTCACGGTTGGGCAGTAAGTCAATTGTATCCTCGTTTTCTTTATACGCTTTCAGCCATTCCTGAGCGTTTTTTAATGATGTGCTTGGTCTTGCATTCCAAAGCCATTCTATCATATTTGGCTTTTCAAGGTCGCCATTATCCCGCTCTTCAAGGTCCGCCTTCGCCTGCAATCGCTTTTTCTTAAGCTCTGCCTGGGCCTCTTGGAGTTTTGGATCTTCCGCTGAGTCCGAACCTAAATTTACCTCTGGCGTTATTTTAGGTTCGGTCTGTTGGTTATTTTTCATGTGGGTTAGCCGTTCATTGAGGTTTTTCTTGATATCGTCAGGTGATTTGTTATCGGTAGATTTTTTTTCTTCGACCTTAAAATCTGTGTCAATAATGTCATCACTGATATGAGATATTTGCTGTTTTAACCCTGCTTCTACCAAATCCTCAAGCTCTGTAACCCTTGTCAATTCAGGGCTTTGGGGTATCCGCTTGGCTAACCTTCGGGCCGCTGTTTTCATCCACATAAATTGTTCTTGGTCGGGTTTGTTCCACGGGCTATCTGCTGACCTTGCCCCTGGAGCTACTTTCTTGACAGCCTCGATGTCTACCGGATGCACAACCTCGAAATCAAACCCACCATGCTTGAAATTAACGATAGCGTAAGCGGCGATTAATTTACCTCTGTTTTGGGGGGCCGGCTTGTGTTTGATAAAACGATTAGTGCCTTCCTCATAATCAAATAAGTCATTTTCATACACTGCCTTTAATGGAAAACTGTTGATTTGACCGCTCCTATGGGCTAAATCAATAAGCCCCTTGTAGTCCACAATAACGGTTGCCTCTTGTCGAAATGGTACAAGGTGGGCTGTTCTGCCAATATCCAAGCCTAACATTGATATCTCGATAAGGCCGTTCACAAGGCTTCCAGGGGTACAATTCCTGAGTTTTGGGGTTTTATGAATCATCTGGTAGGCTACCCTCAACATTCTCTCTGATGTTAAATGCTTGGGCAGTACACTGGCGATTGCTGCTTTTTGACCAGCTAAAAGTTTGTAAATAGGGTCGTCACTCATTTTTGCTACTTGATGCTCTGCCATGTTCTATCCTCCCTTAAATTAGTTTCTTAACTTCTTTAGCTAAGCTGTATAACTCCCTGGCATGGAGAAAAGCCTCCCACGCCGGCGGAAAATCCTGATAATAATAATGGGCAAATGACGCTAATTCTTTACCCGTTCTAATCAAATGTGCCCCCCCGTCAATCTGGTGGTCTAAAAAATTCTCGTCCCACATCTGCTTGTAAGCCATAATCTGAGCAGCTTGCGAAGGATAGATGTCTTTTCCGGTCTTGAGATCGAGCACACATAGTTTGTTATTTATGACACAAATACAATCAATGGTACCGCCAAACTGATATTTTTCGGATATAAGCGATATTTCAGTTTGTAAAATTTCAGGCTTATAGGCACTTTTCCATTCTTGCCAATTTTTAAAGCATTTCTTGGCTTGGACCACATAATCCATAGGAAATTGGTTGAGGTCTAAGTCTTTACCCTTAACATCATAATCTACCATCATATGTGCTATAGTCCCAATGTTGGCTTCGGGCATTTCGTTAAAGTCGAGGCCTTCCTTGCCTTTATTCCAGTACCAGTATTGAAGGCCCCTTGCGCCATCGCCCCACTGGCTTAAAATAGTGGTTACTGATGGTACCCTTTCTCCGTCTTTGTTTTTGTAGGTTATGATAGGCATTTCAGAACCATATCCCTGCAAAATAGCCGATCATGATACCAATAATTAGCCCAGAGAGAGCAGCCAAGCATAATCCGGCTATGGCTATGCCCTTATCTTCGTCGATTTGATTCAACCTATCGTAAAATTCTGATTCAGTCGGATTTTTCATCTCTCAACCTCCTGTATTCTTTTATAATTAATTGTTTTAACGCTCTTTTTGTGTGTATGTTGTTCTTGTCAATATGGCTGTAGAAATTAAGTAGAAATTGGTAGTACATGACAACCCCCTAAAATGTACTGGCAGCCAGGACTCGAACCTGGAACCTGGACTATGCTTACGATTCCTCGATAGCCATACTTACGGACTGATCGACCACAGTGCGTCTACCAATGGCAAGCGAAGAACCCGCCAACCTCTTCACTACCCTTCAGCGTGGACTTGCCAATTCCGCCACTGCCAGCATAAGTTAAAGGTTAAAATGTATGGCAGGCCTACACCACGATGAACCCGATGAATTATTCTCAAAGGCACCGTGTCATCACCTCCACTTCCGCGCCTCGGCTTGCTAATTCTAAACTCTGTCCCATTTCCAAGGATTCCGTGGGCATATTGTATGCCGACCATTTGCCTTGATGAGGGTATGGGTTTTTTCAATTGTTGTCGGAAACTGTGTATAACCAACAGGACAGCGGGGGCCATATTGGGGGATATGACCAAGAGCAAATACTTTGTAATAATCCTCCCCCTTTACACTATCTATTGGCACAGATACTAATCCAAATGGGGTGTTAAGTGGCTCCATACAAAAACCTTGACAACATAATTCCATGAATTTCACCTCAGTTATTTTATACTTGCGGGGGCTGCCATGACTCTGCTGGCACCCTTGGCCATGGCTCGTGCTGCCAGTCCTGGGAAACCTTTTCTTGTCGTGGTGTAGTCCCCTAAACACCAATCCCCCGCAAGTATACGTTAAAGGTTAAGCTGTTAATTTTTGTAACATTGCCGTGGGCCACACCCGATTTTTGCATCAGCAAATAAACAATATTGGCCTGTACCAGATAATAGTGCCCCCGGTGTCTAAAGTTTTCCGCAGGCGATCTGCCCCACCCCTTCACGGCGAACTAAGGTCAAGCTGTTAGTTGACAAGTAACGCGCCCCTGCCAACCTGAAATCCCTTGCTTTACTGACCACTCTTTTTTTTTGTGATGGTTTCTCAAAGTTTAGGATTCCAGGTTAATTTATCCGCGCCCTCGTTAGACGTAGGGAGCAGATTGTTTTTCATGGTTTAGGATACTAACATACACAAAATTGCTTTGTCAAGTCTTATTTTGGCATAAAACATGGCTTGACAAAATATTTTGTCTATGCTAAAGTTCCAAGCATGGAAAAATCAAGACAAAGGAAATGGCAAATCCTCAAACAAAAGCAGGGGTTATGTACTATTTGCGGTGAGTCTCCACTTGCCATAAATAGTAAAGCCTACTGTGAAAATTGCCTGAGAAAAAAAAGATTGAGGGAAAAAATACGGCGATATAAGGCACAATTACGTCAATTGGATAAAAAAGTTTAAAGGAGTTTCCCCGGACGCGGGCCCTGATGGAGAGGGGGAGGTTCAAAATGGAAAAACCAGATTGGATGATAAAGGGCGGTAAAATCTCTTTGGACTTTGATTTATTAAAACCGGGCGAACCATGCGGCCATAAGGGTTGTTTACACCACGTGACGCACCCTTGCGGGGGTTGTGGCAGAATTGCGGGTAGGGGTTATGCTTACAAGGGTAAGGAACGGCGGGCATTAATGGAGGGGGGGAGGTTTGAGAATAATGTTAGTCAAAGAATTAATAGAAACCCTAAAAAAATATAATCCGGAATCAGAAATTGAAATACATATGCACTGTTTAGGTGAGGGTTTTAGCACAGGGCCACTTATAGATGTTGATGAAGATACAGCGTGGGTAATATTAGAAGGAGAAGAATATTAATAACGGCTACCAGATTAAGGAGAGAGATATGGCAAAACCAACAAAACGCTGCCCGTTTTGCGGCGGTGAAGGAATTTTACAGCGGATAATTTTCCGGCCCCGTGCAGAATTTTTTATATATTGTAGAAATTGTGGGATCGAAACACCAGTATTTAAAACCCAGGAAGAGGCTGTAACATACTGGAATACGCGGGCATCTTAGGCCAAAATATGAAATCCGTCACCATCAAAGACAAACGCACGAATAAAATCGTGTTTAAAGTCATCAGAAGGAAATCGGGGTATGAAATGATACTACATACTTCCGACACGTCTTTTTTGGATATTGACGTTAGAGACGACAATAATCGAAAAATACATTTTAAGTAAGGGATAATGTGGTTGACAGTTCTGGATGGTTATGGTATTAATAGAGAACTTGAGAATATGAGATGAAAATTAAAACTATCAAATTTAAAAGTGGCTTTAAGAGTTCTCGTTGGGCGACCGCGAGACAACCGACATCTCCGGTTGCAAGTGCTCTTAAGGCCACTTTTGCGTTTGGGGGTAAATAATGCAAAAGAGAGAAAAAATTGTTTATGATAAATGTATTGACAATGGATGGGAGGTTTTAACAAAAGGCTGGCCTGATTTTCTTTTGTATAAAGAAGACCAGAATGAGGCTATTTTTATTGAGGTTAAAGCAAAGGCTACAAAATATGAAAAGAAACATAATCATCCTATGGGAGGCATACTGACAAAAGAACAAGAGCGAATGCACAAAATATTAAGAAATTTAGGCTTGACCGTCAAAGTTGTTCATATCGAATAATGACTCAATTAACCTATATTCTTATAACAAGAAACCTTTTCACTTCTGCCATTTGGACAGATAATCCTCACGTTTTAAAGCTGTTTCTTTATTTTATAGGTACGGCCAGGAGAAGCAATACACCAAAAAAATATCCAGGGTTTTCTATAAATCAAGGGGAATTAGTAACAAGCCTTAACCAAATAGCAGATAATAACGAATATTTAGAAAGGAAAATATTAAGAAGATGGAGTAAGCAAAAGGTTGCTCGTATGATAAAATATTTAGTGGAAAATGATTATATTGAGGCTTTAACGGACACCTACGGAACACACATAAAGGTATTAAATTATTGGAAATATCAGAACCCTAAAACATACTTACCGGACACTTGTGGAACAGGTGTGGAACAGGTGCGGAACAGGTGTGGAACAGGTGCGGCACTAAACAATAATGTAAATAATGTAAATAAAAAAAACCCTGTCTATTTTAATGTGTTTTGGAAGGCATATCCTAAAAAAATTGGTAAAGGTGCGGCCCTTAAAGCATGGCAAAAAATACCACAATCCGAAAAACAATTACAGGTTATTTTAGATGCCATTAAAAAACAAAAGAAATCCCTCCAATGGCAAAAAGATAACGGGCAGTATATTCCAAACCCGTCAACATGGTTAAATCAATCGAGATGGGAAGACGAAATCATGGTAGAAATAGAAAGAGATAGTATACCGAGGGCTAAATACATAACCGAAGTCGTGAAAGAGAGGGGGTTTTGATGAACAAAACATTTGAATTTTTTGTGAAATGTGACCAGTGTGGTCGTGTTGAGACCTACCCGTATGATGAGGGTGATAAATGTATTTGTGGCGGGACACTCAGGAAAATTCTAAAGATTTTTAAAGGAGAGATTAAAAAATGCACGCACACACAAAATGGATAATAGCTTGGGCGGACCGTATGTATGCCAGGTTCGGTGCCCCTAAAACTGGCGTTGATTGGTGTAGAGCGTTAGCGTATGCCTCGAAAGAAGAGGGTAATGACCACCCATCACACGATGCGATTGAATTGGCTACCAAATGGGAAAACTCACGAGTTAAAAATGTTTATTGCGCCGAGTGTGGTAAGGATTTTGGACCGGGGGATCATGGGTTTAGCCATTGCCAAATTCACAGGGATGAAGGATTAGTTGCGATAGATTAAGGAGGTCTCAAAATGAGATGGACAAAAGAACAGCTGCAAGAATACATGATGTCATTGCAGTTAAATATGAACCCAAAAGATGACACACCGGACCCGGGCCCTGAATCAAAATTGCAAGCAAAGATAGCAAAATGGGCTAAAGATCACGGTTATCCATGCCAATGCTTCCGTCAATCTAAGAAGGCAAAAGGTTTTCTTGTTCCTGGATGGCCAGATTGAACTTTAGTGCTTCCTGAGGGCCGGGCAGTCTTCTTAGAATTGAAAAGTGGAAAAGGGCATTTGACAGAGGACCAGAAACATATGCAGATAATATTTTTACATTTAGGTCATGAGTTCCATAAAATACGAAGCTATCGGAAATTTCTTGATATTGTGATGAAACCTTTAATTGTTGGCTAAGAAATATGCAAAAAACAACCACCAGAACTCACCAGCGCCACGAGGTTGCATTTTTTTTGTATAAATGAATATATTTGACTTAGAAAATAAAAATTGATTCTCGTACCGATTAGGGGCTTATATGGAAAAAACACCCAGGAAACGTAAAAAGCGAGTGGGGGATGTCCTTAAAAGACTACTAAAAATTATGGATTGCCTGTCATGTGAGCCATCATGCTACCACGATATTGCCCGCAAAACCGGGTTTTGCAGGAGCACGGTCCACCTGTACCTTTCCACTCTGAAAAAATATATGCCAACACGGGTGAAAATGGTTAAAAGATCCGCTGGGAATGGCGGTAGAATGAGTCATTATTATTGGCTGGAATAAAAAAACCCCGCCTGATATAACGACGGGGCTCAAGTGGTTTGTGTTATTATTTTGGAAGGCTTTCGCGGGTCCCAAAATCTTTCACGAATTGTCTTATTACTTCACTGATAGTCAAACCCAGGTACGCGCAACGGATTTTAAAATACCGGTAGTCTTCACGGTTGATCCCTTTTACGATTAGTGTGTGATGATCTTTTTCCATTATTTATCTCCCTTTTTGTTTGTTTTTGTCCAGTGGTCTATTAATCTATCCCAAATCCAATCAGCCATCAAAACAGCAAAACCATATTCAACTTCATGACTGACGTCGTATTTATTCTTATAAATATTGCCAAACTTTGCTGTATCAATCGTTATAGAATTCATTGAATTTTGAACCCATTCAACAGCACAAATGGAATCGCTATTGCGGTGCTCAAAAAATGCAATATTTAGTTGTTCATGAAAAGAATTTCTAAGCGAAACTATATAACCCTGTTCTCTGCCATTTTCCCATCTGCTAATTTCAATTCGGGCATCATAACAATTGAGTTTATCGTTCCAACTTTCCCCTATGCCGTCATTTTCTTGTAGGTATGCTAACACGGCTTTTGCTTGATGGTTTGCCCCATCCTGCATATAATTTTTTAGTTCCATCTTTTTACTCCTTCCCTGCCCTCACCCAGCGGATCGGGCAATGATTAATGTTCAGTTCAACCTGCAAGCTGCCTATAATAGCAGAATTCCATCTTACCTTTAATGCTCTTATATTATCCTCAAGCTCGTCACGGTCAGATACAACAAAACCATACGAGCCAAGGATAATAGATAGTGTTATTGTTAGGGTTTTCATGTTATATTCTCATTGGCATAACAAGGGCGGTTTTATCTCCTGATTGAAGTACAAGCGGCATTTTATATGCTTCTGGTTGTAGTTTGATGGTTACATTTTTACTTTTAAAGCTGGTTAAAACATCACGGATAAACTTAGGGTTGATTGCTACAGTGCTTTCAGGATCAACCACTTTTGATGTTTCTGTTTCGCTTGCATATTCGCCAAGGTCCGGGTTACTTACTTTTACTTCCAGATGACCGTTAAAGGTCAAATACAAACAGCTCCAGTGGTTATTTACCATAATAAGTGCTTGCCGGCATATCCTTAACAATTCGTCACGGTTTACTTCCACGGTGTGAGCGTATTGACGCGGGATAACCTTGTCAATATCGGGATAATTATTATTGTCATGTTTTGTTAAAGTAATAGTGCTCCCTTTTTTACTGTAATCATAGACACCATTGGGTAAATCAGTTATTGGTTGATAATGTAGTCGGGCACCGTCAGTTGCACACAATCGGCCGTTTTTGACCTCAAGTGTGTTATAATAATATGGGCGGTCACTTTTACTTTTATCTGTGAAGCTGGCTTTATGGCAAAACTCAACCGCATTAAATAATTCTTTGTGTGTTTTTCTTGTGATTTTCATCTCAATCCCTCCTTGCCGGATAGGCTCCGGCGGGCCGTTGGGGGTTAATCAATAATACCGATATCTCTTAAATACTCTTGACATTCTGTGTCATCTTCATTATGTTTCATGTCCTCTGCAAACCCTTCATGACCGCAGATAGGGCAGGTATAAAAACTTTCAAGTTTGTCACCATTCATCATTGCAACTTGATAATCCTCATTGGTAAAAAACACATTACCGCTACCCATGTTCATCATGATAGTTGTTTTACTATCCCAAAAGTCCTCAGGAAAACCCTGTTCCCTCGATGCTTTCAAAAGTTCCTCTGCCATTTCTCTCTCGCGGTAGCCAAATTTACTGAAATCTGTTGTTGTCATTTCCATTGTCTTACTCCTTTCTTTTGGGGTTTGTGTTAATTAATCCGCTCATTTCGTTTTGAAAAGATTATCAAGTTTTATAGCATAACTAACAAGTTCTTTATCTTTTGTAATTGTAGGCTGTTTAAAATGTTTCAAAATTTGTTTTTTGTCTGTTTCTGACCTTATAACTGCAAACCTGCTAAAAAGTTTATCGTAATTCAATGGTTCTTTTGTGTTTTGTGTTTCAAAAATAACTGCCTTCATGATAAATCCTCCCATTTAAATGTTAGTATTTACCCTGATTCTACTGCAAATCCTATACCATTAATACAGTATAACACATAAAAATATAACTACCTAATATAACACAATAAATATTTTATACAGTCGCACCATGCGACTCTATCACCCTAAAACTGTAACCTTTTTACCCGGATACTGTAAGTTTAGGTGGATACTAAATATCCAGGTCAAATTGACATCTGTAATAATTACAACACCTTATCCATTTTCAGGTGGCAAAAAATTACACATTGAACTCAACCAAACTAAATATAACAATATGGTTTTCACTGTAAGTTTACACCACAGTTCATTATGACCTGGATACCCTGGATACTTTGTACACACTTTTTTCTTGACATGGGGTATTAATAAATGGTATAATAAAAGGGCTACAAAATAATAAGGAGATAACATCCTAAAAAAAACTATACAAAAGAGATCTTTACATTGTTTTGTAGCAACAATTAACCAATCAATAAAGAGGTAGGCGATCTTATGGGCAGACTGACAGAATTATTTACATACCTAAATGCAAAAGACCACCCAACAGCCCACCAGATCAAACACCAATATCATTATATAATAGTAGACAAGCAACTCAAAAAGATAAGAAGAGAATATCAAAGTAATACCAAAGGCTATCATAAACAGGGTCGGCCTCGTATGGGTTAGGCAATAGATTGCCAAGTAGAGCGGGCCGCATTAATCCAGAGACCGGCTGGATGGACGCATAAACAGCAATAAGACCTGTAAAGGCAATCAGTCTGACAAAGGGATAGCTATAAACCGGGCAGCAAATAGCTGCAAAAGACACCGCTAAACTGTAATATTAGATAACTTATGTCAAAATAGATACAAGGTTGATATTGATAAAAACACCTACACTAAAATAAACCTGTAATATGGCAGACGTAAACACCGGACAGAAATTAGTAGATGAACCACGTATTATAGAACAACTCGAAATAGCCTATTCAATGGGCTGCACAGACACTGAGGCTTGCCTATTCGCCGGTATCTCAACTGCTACATTATATGCCTATATCAAACGTCATCCCAGTTTCAGCGAGCGTAAAGAAAAATTAAAAGAATATCCCATACTTAACGCAAGAAAAAAAGTTACGTCTGAAATTAAAGACGATGTTAAGGTTGCTCAATGGTACCTCGAACGCAAAACCAAAGAGTTTAAACCACCAAATAAAGACACCAACATAACACTTAACCAACTGAATTTACTCACAGAATCACAGATCAAGGATAGATTAGCACACAAGCTGACTAAACTGTTAGATAACGATAGTGGTAAAGATTTACACACTATTGATGCTAAGATAGTTGAGGATAACATCAATCCAGACACCATAGATTTAGGATAACACAAGTGGTAAGACATTACATACACGTCATTATGTATAGGATAGATAAGTGATTGATATGCTTGGGGATGCGGGACAATGTCTGATAATATCTTATTATGTAAACTCCAGTATGTTAGTATACCAATATACTATTTAAAAGAGACTCCTTATTCAGATTTCAAGGGGTATGGCCTTCAAAAAGTTTTTGATGTTTAGGGGTGGTACATGGTACCTTACTGTGGATAAAATTGGTAAATTGATAATGGTGGGATACACGGTTGTTATGATGTACGCTGTGAGTGTTCTGGTTTACATATTGTGTGTTGGGGAGTGACGATGACAGCATCCGAATTGATAAAGAAATTAGAGCAGATGACACGGGATTATGGTGTTGAAGCTGATGTAAAAATTGAAGATTCTGAATATGGGATTCAAGACATAGGGGACATTGAATTTTTAGAAGCATGGCAAGGTATTGGGGAAGCGATTGTATTGGTTATATAAAAAGGAGTCTATCATTATAACATGCACATAGACGATATTGATTACGAGTTATTTAACGCCGTCAACCGGTTATATTTTTATTTAACGTGCATGGAGTATAACGAATTTACAGAGCTTACGTTATGTTCTGAGCTTGAGGTTGTGTTAGAGGGGTGATTAATCCGAAGGAGTGGTATGTAAATGTCAAAAAGCAACAAAAAGAAGTGTCCTTTAAAATTTGGGAGCAATGACCGATATTGTGATGAAGATTGTGCGTGGTTTGACGGTATTGGGTGTGGGGTGTTGGACATTAGTATAACGGGTGCTATGCCGAAGCCCACGAAAACGGTTGATGACACGCAGTTGGAGCGGTTGATTTCATCATTCACTAACGGATTGAGGCAGATATTAAAATAATGGCTGGATTAGACCCTGAGGTAGTGCAGTTTTACAAGGATAATGGATATCGGGTGAGTGATTTTTACGATGCCAAACGGCATCATGGTCTTCGTTTGAGCAGGGCGCAGGTTAGTGCTGGGATTGTCGCTTATTACGAGGACATTAAGGATGGTGTAATAAACCCCCGGCAGATTGAGATAGGTTGGGGTCCGATAGAGTATGCTAAGAACGCCCGGTATGACGAATATGCCAGGGATAATGAGATACTTAGAAAGTACAAGCCTATTATAGAGGATTTGAACGGTAAATTGTATACATGGAAGCTGTGTTTCTGGTGTGTGCTTATCCTTGCTATCTTTCTTGGGGTGGCGTACCTGGACAGCGTAAATAATTTATGGGGTATTTTTAGATGAAGTGTTTTCCCTACACGAAAACAGTATCCGGGGCATCTTACTCCGGTTTGATATATAAGGGTTCCTGTTGGTTTGTGAATTTTAAGCTGGGGCAGGATAACGCTAATGACGCTCAGATAACGGTTTATGACTCAATTGTGACTCCTACCCCTGGGACGACAACTGAATTGATACCGACAAACCCGTTTGACGCTTCTGCTATGGGGTTAAACGGTGTTGAGGGTGACGACAGTTATGCCCGTTATGGTATTTGGTTGACTGTAACGGCTGTTGGGGGTGGTGCCTATGGGGGGGCTGTTGACGTAACGATTGGCATATGGCCCGCAAACATACCTTCAAGCCTTATACCGAGTTTTGGATAAGGAGAAATACTTATGTCTAACTGTAAAAACGGCTCATGTGGGGTAAAGATTATACCGATAAGCGACAAATATCGGAAAAATTGGGACAAAATATTTAAGAAGGATAAAAATGCCAAAGATAATTGAATTAGAACCCCGTTTTATTGAGGTTAAAGGGGATCAGGTTTGGCTTTTTCCCAAAGGTTATGTTTTTTTAGGGGTAAAAAGGCGCAAAAGTGATGGTACGTTAAGGATAATTGCGAAAAAGTTGTCGAATGCCAATAAAAAAGCCCGAAAAACAACCAAAAAAGCCTAAAAAAAAGGTAGTCAAGGCCAAAGGGTGTGATGTCGAGATCGTCAGGAAGACCTTTGAGGAGATAACAAGGGCCAGAAAAGAGATAACACCTGATGATTTGGACGGCATACCCCGTTCTGAGCTTGAAAGTATGCTTGTGCAGGTAACGGAGCTTGAAAATCGCAAGCTATACAACAAGATTGACATATATTACCCCGACAGGGGACCGTTAAGAAGGGAATTATACAGGCCACACCTTGAATTTTTCAGGCAGGGGGCGGTTAAGAGGGAACGGGCGATAATCGCCGCGAATCGTATTGGAAAATGTCTGACATATCAAACACTTATACAAACGCCTAACGGGGAAGTAAGTATTGGACAACTTTTTGAAATAGGGAAACCATTCAAAGTATTTTCGTGGGATGGTCAAAAAAAGGTGATAGCACAAGCAAAAGCCCCATTCAAAAAACCCAACAAAGAACCGTGTGTAAGAATAACTATGTCTGACGGTTCTTGGGTAGAAACCGCCCTAAATCATCGCGTTCTAACTGATCATGGTTGGCAATTCGTTTCCGAGATATATTCGGGATTTTGTCAAGAGCACTCTGAAGACGACTACGCTCTTTCTGAGACAGGTATTTTATCCGTACCATTAATTCAAAACATCTATGAACATTATTTGTTGAAAAAAGCTCTAAATTATCTGGGTGGTTATTGGAACGGTTCCCATCTTTATGGTGCACAACTTCTTCAGGGTGAAGATAGCGACCAAGTTTCTTTTCCATTACGAGCCGGTGTTCAAAAACTCTTTTCTGTTTTGTACAATATGGATGGTCGGGGCAGTAAATATAATTATATCCATTTGTTGAAATATTGCCTCCATTCCATCCAGGATGATCTGAACCAGATCGTGGGCCATTTCTTTGAGTTTTTATTGTATGCTCTTTGCAAGCCCTTAGAATTGTTGATCTACTCACCCCTAACATCTTTGCAACAATGTGGAGCTGTAATCCCTTCGACTCAATTAAATATTTTAAATCTGCTAAATCCAACTCAATCTTTGGTGGCATCAGAAATCTCCTTTACTAAAAGTAGTAAGTATATAGTATCAATAAAATCTATTGGTGTCAATACCGTTTTTGATTTTGAAGTAGAAAAATATCATAATTATATTGCAGGTGGTTTGGTACATCATAATAGTGAGGGAATTGGGGCGTATGAGGTAGCGTTACACCTAACAGGTCAGTATCCTGATTGGTGGGAGGGTAGAAGGTTTAAAGACCCTGTTTTGTGTTGGATGGCGGGTGATACATCCCAGACCGTGAGGGATATTCAACAGGCAAAACTGTTAGGGCCCCCGGGACAATACGGCACGGGCATGATCCGGAAGGACACTATCGCTAAGGTCAACCCAAAGGCAGGGGGTGTTCCGGATGCGGTTGAATCTGTTCTTGTCAAACATACATCTGGGGGGTTGAGCCGTGGGGTGTTTAAGTCGTTTGACCAGAAACGTAAGGCGTTCCAGGGGGATGAAGTCGATGTTGCATGGTTGGACGAAGAATGTTCAATGGCAATATACGGTGAGTGCCTAATTCGTACCATGACAACGAACGGTATGGTGATCCTGACCTTTACACCGTTGTTGGGATTATCTGAAGTTGTTATGAATTTTATGCCTAATGGCATAATCCCCGAAGACCAGGAGGGGTCAAAGTTCATTATCAACGCTACATGGGAGGATGCCCCCCATTTAACCGAATCGCAGAAGCAGGAGATATTAGACGGAACACCCCCCTATTTACGGGATGCCAGAGCAAAGGGTATTCCTCAGTTGGGTGCAGGGGCGATATACCCGATATTAGAGGAAGATATAGCGTGTGACGATTTTGAGATTCCCCTGTGGTATCCACGGGCGTATGCGTTAGATGTGGGTTGGAATGCTACCGCTGCTCTGTGGGGGGCATGGGATAGAGAATCGGATATCGTCTATATTTATTCATGCTACAAGCAAGGGCAAGCAGAACCAGCTACCCATGTCCAGGCGATAAACGCCAGAGGGTCATGGATACCGGGTTGTGCTGATCCTGCTTCACGGGCTTCAAGCCAGAAGGACGGTAAAAGCCTATTTAACGAGTATGTTGAGCTTGGCTTGGATTTATCCCTTGCAGAGAATCCTGTTGAGGCTGGTATATTTGCTGTTTGGCAACGGTTGGTGTCGGGCAGACTAAAGATATTTAGGTCGTTACGCCCGTTCTTTGACGAGTTTAGGCTTTACCATAGGGACGAGAACGGGAAAGTGGTCAAACAGAATGACCATTTAATGGACTGCCTGAAATATCTCATCCTTACTGGCATGAAAATTGCTATCGAGATCCCGGTTGATAAACTCTATGGCCCCCCATTCAACCATTACGGGGAACCAAGGGTAGTGGGAAATAATGTAGTAGACAGATATACGGGGTATTAATTATGCTTTGGCAATTACATTGGCAACGTAAGGATAGCGAAAAACCTGATTTTATGACAACCGTCTTTATATCACAGAGAGATATTAATTCTAATGATGAAATGAGATTATTTGTGAAAGAAACGCAAGAATCTCATCCAATTCCTGATGATGCTTGTTGGATGGCGTGTAACGAAAAATCGAAACATTTTGTATTAACAACGGCTGAATAAAAATTAAATAAAAGTTTGCCTGTTACCGACGGGTAACAGGTAGAGAAAAGGGTCGCAGGTAAGTGCTTACCCACTTGTTTGCGGCCTTTTTTTCGTTTTAGGGGTGATATGCCTGAAGACATAAACAAAATATTAGATTCAACAAATATCGCAGGGGAGCTTGACGAGGACACCCTTGATAAAATAGGGTCGGATGCTTTTCTGGGATATGAAATTGACAAGGATAGCCGTTCAGAGTGGGAAGAAACACAGGACGAAGCGATAGAGCTTGCTGCACAGGTGTTACAGGATAAGAAAGACGGTGCAGATATCAAATATCCCTTGTTATCTATAACGTCTGTACAGTTTGCTGCACGGGCGTACTCTGCGATTATCCCAGGCAGGCGTATTGTTAAAGGAAAGATTATCGGGCGTGACGAGAACGGTGCAAAAGCCGAAACTGCCGAAAGGAAATCGGTTCATATGTCGTGGCAGTTGACCGAAGAGATGGAAGAGTGGGAGTCCGACATGGACAAAGCCCTTACCATCATGCCCGTTACAGGCGGGTTTTTCAAGAAAACATACTTTAGCAAAAACCTGGGCCGTAATGTGTCGGAGTATTGTAGCCTGAAGGATGTCGTTGTCAACTACTGGGCAAAGTCCCTTGACCGTGCGCCCCGTGCATCTCATTACATGAAGTTTATGCCTAATGAGATTGAAGAGCGATTCAGGAGCAATGTCTGGAAAGAATTTGAGTATGGTCAGGCGTCAGAAGAGGAAAATGTTGATACCCGTGACCCTGAAGCCCAACACGTTTTTATTGAACAGCATACATTTCTTGACCTGGATAATGACGGGTACAAGGAACCCTATATTGTTACCTTTCACCGTGATTTGAAAAAGGTTGTCCGTATTGTCGCCCGTTTTGACAAAGAAGGGGTTGAGGTCGTTGAGGGATCTAAGACAGGCAGAATAAGATATATTAAGCCTGTGGGTTATTTTACCCTCTATCCCTTTATGCCGTCCATTGACGGTTCGTTCTATCCTTCAGGGTTTGGGAGACTCCTGCAACCCATCAACCGGACAATCAATACATCCATAAACCAAGTCCTTGATGCTGCAACCATCAACAACAAGGGCGGTGGTTGGATTACCAAGGAAGCGGCTAATGCCCTTGGTGCGGGTGATATGGAGTTTAAGACGGGTGAATGGAAACCCATCAACGCCCGTGGGGAAGACATCAAAAAGGCGATTCTGCCAAAGCCCGAAATCAGGATTGCGTCAGAAACTTTTGGCTTGATTAACCTGATGATTGAGGCGGGACAAAAGTTGGGGTCAACGGCTGACCTGCTGACAGGTGATGCACCCCCTGCCAATACCCCTGCTGCTTCGGTCTACAAGCTAATAGACGAGGGGTTAAAAGTATTCGGGTCTGTCTACAAGCGGATATACAGGTCGCTCAAAGAAGAGTTCAAAAAAATCCAGCGGTTGAATAAGTTGTATCTTGATAAAAACAAGGACTTCGAGTTTGAGGGTAAGTTTTTCAGTATTACACCGGAAGATTATGCAGATGATTTGAGCATGATTCCGATTAGTGACCCGTCCGAGATGACTGATACCCAAAAAATTGCAAGAGCGCAAGCCCTTATGGAAGTGAGGGGCCAGGGATTGAACGATGAGGTTATTATGAGGCGATACCTTGAAGCGTTGAACGTCCCCGACCTTGATGCTCTGATACCAAAAGAACCAAAAGAACCGCCACCCGACCCGAAGATTATGTTGGAGATTCAGAAACTTGAGCTTGAGCGTGACAAGCATGAGCTCGAACTATTTATGAAACAGTTTGAGATAGCAAAGATACAGGCAGACGTTATCTTAAAGTTAGCCGATGCCGAGGCCAAGGAGATGGGGCCACAGTTAGAACAATACAAGGCACAGATGGATAGTTTAACCAAGCAATCAATAGAAATGATGAAAATGAAGGAGCAGAAAGCCAATGCGAACAGACAGCAGGGAAGTGCTAACAAAGGAAGAACTGGTTGAATGGTTTCTTAATCCTGTCACTAAAAAGGTAAGGTTTAAGATAGAACAGAAAATTCAATCTCAGCATAAGAAGTTAGGTCATGGTTGGACATTTGACAGAGACAGCATGGAAAAGACTGCAATGGAAACCGCTGAAATGTGCGGAAAGATAGAGGGCTTAGAGTTTATTTTTAATTTAGAGGGAGATTAGAAATATGGAAAACGAGTCAGGAATACAACCAATAGAATACAAGGTAGTTATCCGACCCGATGAGGTTTCGGACCAGACATTGGGCGGTATTTTAAGACCCGATAGGGTGAAGGACATTGAACAGGCGGCAGCGGTAAGGGGGTATCTGATAGCGCATGGTGGTAAAGCCTTTGAGGATTTTGGAGAGCCAAAGCCTAAGATCGGAGATCGAGTACAGTTTGCCAAGTATGCCGGAGTACATGAAGTTCCTGGCGCAGATGGAAAAACCTATATCATGTGCAATGATAAAGACGTTGCTGCGATTATTACCAAAGAAGAATTGATTATTAAAAAAGTCAAGCATGTTGACGGCAGTATTGAAGATGAAAGATACAGGTTCAATCCTGAGAAAGTAACCTTTGAATTGGAGGAAACAAGAAATGGGGAATGAGTCAATAGAAGTACAGGCGAGGGCAATGGGTTGGGTGCCGGAGGACGAGTTCAAGGGCAACCCTGAAATGTGGAAGGATGCCGAAACATTTGTGAAAAACGGGTATGAGGTTCTACCCATACTCCGAGAGCGCACAAAAACGATGGCAACCAAAATGGATGAAGTCACGCAAAAACTCGCAAAAACCGAGTCGCTTTTGGCGACATTGACGGAACACCATAAAAAGACGGACGAACTGGCGTACAAAAGGGCGTTAGCCGATTTAAAAGCCGAGCAGCGCAAGGCAGTTGAGGACAACGATGTTGAGCGGTTTGACGCTATCGACAGAAAACTCGAACAACTTGAAAAACCTGAACAATCAACAAATGACGCAAACCTGGACCCGGGCTTTGTAGCATGGAAATCTGAAAACCCCTGGTACGATAATGATGCGGAACTGTCAGTTTATGCCGATAGTATTGCGGGATTTGTTGAAAGAACGTCAGGTCTTAAAGGGGGAAAAGCCTTTTTTGATAAAGTGACCGAAGAGGTTAAGGCACGATATCCCGACAAATTCAAAAACCCAAACAGGGAAAAACCCAATGCGGTAGAGGGTGGTGGTGATAATAACACAGGGCCAGTCAAACCCAAAAAGAAAACATACTCCGATATGCCACAGGATGCAAAAGAAGCATGTGACGAATTGGTAAAAGCGGGGCTTATGGAAAAAGATCAGTATATCAAAGAATATTGGGATTTAGCAGGACAATAAGGAGATTACGATGGCAAGACAGAGAAAAATAGATGCGAGAAGCAAGCGTGTACCGTTAGGCCAACTTAGAACAAGGATGACTGTCCCCGACCATATATTAGAGAAAGATAGGTTTGTCTATAGGTGGATGTGCGATAGGCAGGGGCGACTCCCACAAGCCGAGCAGGGGGGATACAACTTTGTCTTAGATCCCTCAATGGAGGTTGAAGTTGGAGAGGGCCAGGATGGGCGTGATAAAATGTCAACGGCTATTTGCAGAACAGTCGGCACGCATCCTGATGGAAGCCCAATGAAAGCATATCTAATGAAAATCAGGAAGGATTGGTACGAGAAAGACCAGCGAGAAAAGCAAGCGGAGTTAGATAAGGTTGATGAGGCAATAGCAGGTGGTGAGATAGCACGGCAGCCAGATGATAAGAGATACATTGGTTCACAAGGCATTCAGTATAAGCCTTAAAATATTAAATTTAAATTTAACGGAGATTTTACGATATGGCGAATGATACTAATTACTGGGGTTTACGCCCGGTAAAGCATATCAGCGGTGCGCCTTGGAATGGGGTTACTGAAAAGTGCTACATTTCAAGTTCTTATGCTACCGCTATGTATATTGGAGATCCCGTTATGATAGATGACGAATCAGACGATGCTTGTGCATCGGCTATGTATAATACTATTGAAAAAGCCACTGTCACCGATGGTGGCATAATCTATGGTGTGATTGTGTCGTTTGACGATAGTGTGGGTTGTTCTAAAGTTTACAACCCTGCTTCTACGGAAAGATATGCCAACGTGTGTGTTGATCCGACTGTTGTTTATCATATACGGGGTTGTGGAGGGGGAACGCCGACAAGTTTGTTCCCGTTCCTTAATGCAGTTATGATTACAGGTACGGCAAGTACCGTAACGGGTCTTTCTGGTGTGAAACTTGATGAAGGGACATCCACTGCTCCTTCTGTTGACCAGAGTAACCCACTGCTGATTCTGAGGGCGGCTAATATGCCCGACAACGAATTGGGTGACAATTGTGTTTGGGAAGTTATGATTAATACTCATCAGTTACGGGCTGCTGCAACGGGCAACGTGGCTGGTGTCTCCAAGACCTAATGAAAGGAGGGTGTAGATTATGGCTGGTGTAATTTCAACTGGTAATCACCCTGCTGCATTAGTGCCGGGTGTTAAAGCGTGGTGGGGGAGAGCGTATAACGAGCATACCCCCGAATTTCCTGATCTGTTTGATAAGGATACATCAAGTAAACATTATGAAGAGGACGTCCTTGTAACCGGGTTCCACCTTGCACAGGTGAAGCCGGAAGGTGAAGGTGCAAGGTACGACTCCGAATCGCAGGGCTTTACAAAACGGTACACCCATGTTGCGTATGCCCTTGGTTTTATGATTACGTTTGAGGAAAACAGAGATAACCTTTATGCGGTTGTCTCCAAGCGAAGGGCGCAAGCTCTCGCTTTTTCCTTCCGTCAAACCAAGGAAAATGTTGCGGCACAGGTGTATAACCGTGCGTTCAATAGCTCTTATACGGGTGGTGACGGTCTGGAACTATGTTCCGAGGCTCATGTGTCTAAGTCTGGCACCTGGGCGAATGAGCCGTCTGCGGCGTGTGACCTTTGCGAAGACGCTATAGAGGATGCCTGTATTGCGATTATGGGATATACGAACGACAGGGGGTTAAAGATTAACTTAATGCCTCAAAGCCTTCATATCCATCGAAACGATTGGTATGAGGCCAACAGGATTCTAAAGTCTACCCTTCAGTCGGGAACTGCTAACAATGACCTTAATGCTCTAAGGGTAACTAATTCCCTGCCGAAGGGCATTAAAATGAACCACTACTTTACCGATACGGATGCGTGGTTTGTTCGGACAAATGCGCCAAGGGGTATGATTCACTATGACCGTGATCCTATCATGTTTGATATGGATAACGATTTTGATACCAAGAACCTCAAATGGTTGGGCTACGAGCGTTACAGCTTTGGTTGGACCGACCCACGGGGTATCTATGGGAATCCTGGTGCGTGATAAGTACTTGAAATAATTAACAAATTGTCATGGCTTATGGATATTATAATATTTTTGGAACCTGTAAACAGAGGTATGACTACAACCAAGAAGTTTTGCTATTTCATGTTGGGTCATGGTTTCAGTTTTTTTTCTAAGCCATTTTTTGTCAAGGAGCTTTGGAAATCTGGTTTTATGTCGAACCTTAATTTTAATTTTATGTTTTTTAAGTGCTTTGTAAACAGAGGTATTGCTACATCCAAGCTCCTTTGATATTTTTATAATTGTTTTATTCAGGGTTATGTACTGATAGACAAGCCATTTTTTATTGGAAAGCATATGAAAATTGCCATTATGTATTTGTGCATGATGTTGGTATGTCATTACAACAAGGTTTTCGATGCGATTATCAGATCTATCCCCATTAATGTGATGGACACATTCCTTAGGCGTAAGATAACGACCAAGATGGGCTTCAACAATGAGCCGATGCTCTGGGACATAACCATCATGGTGGGCATTTGGGTGGTTTGGATGTTTGACAAGAACATAACCCATATTTAATTTAGACATATTAATAATCTCCTATATTGCACGATACAATCATTGTATCAGCTTTGTAGGCTAATGTCAACCGATAAAACAGTATCATGATGAGTGTGCTGTTTTTGAGATGGTTAAGCGGGTGTGCAAATCATCCGGGCAACCTGTTGAGACATACAGGTTGTTCCTAAAAAGGTAAAATATAATGGCGAGATATACTAATTTTCCAAATGGGATTACAAGTTTCGGTCATCCGGTTGGGCCAAATACACAGGGTTTGACGGGTGATGCATTCTTTGTTGTTCCTTCGGCTAATAGTTCAACAAGTTATTTTAATGATTGGGCAACAAAGCATTTACCCAAGGGTAAGGTTTTTACATCGGTTGCGGCTGCCTATGCTGCTACTACCACAGGGCGTAATGATACAGTCTATGTGTTTCCAGGGGCTTATACCGTGACTTCGGCTCTTTCATGGGCAAAACACCACACGCATTTAGTCGGTCTTGGTGGGCCCGGATATTATGGTGTCGATTCTTATGCGCCTAATGTTCTTATGGAATGCACGACTGCTGCGGTTGCCGAGGTTGTGGATTTTGCCGGTCATAATTGCCAGTGCTGGAATATGTCTTTTTCGAATCGTGCTGCTGATGCGGGAAATCTATGTGCTGTTGAAGTCACAAGTTACGGAAATTATTTTAACAATTGTTACTTCAACGGTTTGATGGCAACCACTCAGGTTGCAACGGCTGCGGCTGCTGCTCTCTATATAGGTAATGCCGGCCTTTCGATGTTTGAAAGGTGTCACATTGGTCAAGATGTGTGGAGCATCAGAACTGGTTCTGACCAGGGGTGCATACGTTTTACGAGTACAAGCAGACCTAACAATATAACCTTTAAAGATTGTCAGATTAAATCCCACTCTAAAACAGCGGCTTGTGCGATGGTTGCAGTCCCGGCAGCTACTTCAACGGGTAGAAATATCTTGTTTGATAATTGTATTTTTACCAACTTTGCCGATGATGGGACAAGTATTAACCAAGCATTTCATACTACCGCAAGTGGTCAAAAGCATTCGATTCTTTTACATAATTGCAGTGCTTTTGGTATTGATGAATGGCAGGACGATAACCTGGATATGGTTATTGGAACGATGCCGATTACTGGCACAGGTGGTGGTCTGCATATTGAGCAAACTGGTGTTGCAGGAGCATAATTATGACAGATTATGGGCCTCCAAGCACCTGTGAAGATTGCGAAGGTACTGGTTTCCAAGATGGGGAACTATGCAGTTCATGTTTTGGAAGTGGATCAACAGTTTTTATGGGGATTCACTTTCATACAATAAAAAAACTTTTAAGTTTAAAAGAGACAGCAAACGATATAGAAGATAAGTTAGATGACATTCTCGATAAATGTAACGACATTATGGAGAAATTAAGCGAATGAGACAGTTAGTTTTAGGTTTCGGGGTGGGTAAGTGTGGGACAACCTCGCTTGCCCACCTTTTGAACATACAGCCGAACAGTTATTTTTCCCATGAGATAGACGGACTTCACTGGTTTGGAATATTCAGCGATTATCATAAGGTGATAAAGCAAATCCGAAGGAGAGCAGAGAAATACGATTTCACGGGGGATGTCAGCTATGTGTGGATCCAGCACTTGAGCCAGATGGTGAAGCTATTCCCAGGAGTGAAGTTTGTCAATATGTGGCGGGACAAAGAGGAAACGGTTGAATCGTTCTGGAAGAGTAGTGAAAACCGAAGGGAAGCAATGAATACCCCGACACAATGGGCAACCCCTGACTTCTGGTTTGGGATGTACCCGTTCTTCGGGTTTCCACCGAGCAAAGACCAGATAGCGCATACATACGATATTTACCATAGGCTAACCCATGTTGCGCTGTTAAAGTATCCCAACAGGATATTCAGTTTAAATGTGAAAAGCCTAAGCGACTTGGATAAAGTGGATAACCTGTTGGATTTTGTAGGAATACCAAAAGACCAGCGAGTTGTTGAGAAAGTAAAGGCAAACGTCAAAGGGCAATCTTCTATGGAACTGTTTATTGTTCCAACGGAAGATATGGACAAAAAATATAAACATAAAATGAAAGCGGGAATAACCTTAGAAGCGTCTACCAGACGTTCTCTATAAGAGAACGCTTTTTAAGGAGAACATATAAATGAGCTCACCACAAAGATACGCTGATGGCGTGACAAACATTGCGAAGGGGAAAACCCTGTCTGAAATGCCTATGCCTGACCCTACGGTTACGCACGGGTATTTCAATGATTTTTTTCAATATTCTACTGCCGATTGGATTACTTCGACTTCGGGTACCGGAACACTTGCGGTAAGTGATACGGTTGTCGGGGGTGCTTTGGTCTTAACCCCTGGTGCAGCAACAGAGGGAAAATTTGACTCTATCCAGCTTTCCAAGGATGGGGGAACAAACGATTCGGAAGTGTTCTTGTTCGCTACCGGAAAGAAAGCATGGTTTAAGACCAGAATATATGGGGCAGATGTTAGTGATATGGAACTCGATATAGGGTTGTGTATTGTCAATACTGACCTTAGAAATGCTGCACCAAGCGACGGTGTTTGGTTTACTTCTGATGATGGGACGACAGACATCGACCTTATTATTGCCAAAAATTCAAGCCAGGTGAAGGTGTCCGGTGTTGGTACATGGGCAGACACCACATGGATTAGTCTGGGGTAT